CGATGTAGCTTCCTTTAGTTGCTTTCTCTGCTTTTTCACGCAGTGCCTGATAGTCAATCTTGCTCACTGGTTGCCCTCCTTCATAAAAATAATCCAGTGGGTCTTGTCACCCTTTCCTGTTCGTTGACCGATAACAGGCTTTCTGTCGGTCAGTGCCAATATCTGGCGAACAGGTATTTGCGTTTCATTCCATTTAAAAATCAGAACGCCGTATGGCCGCAACACACGAAAGGCTTCTTTAAATCCCTGCCGCAAATCATCACGCCAGGTATCTTTATTCAGCCGTCCATATTTCTTTCCCATCCAGGCGTTATCACCAACACGCTCAAGATGCGGAGGGTCGAATACAACAACCGGAAACGATGCGTCTGCAAATGGTAATGCACGAAAATCTGCTATCAGGTCAGGGCTAATTATCAGCCGTCGTCCATCACACAATGTGTGCTCTTCCTTTCTGATATCGCTAAATATCGCCCGGCCGTCATTCTTATCGAACCAGAACATGCGACTGCCACAGCGCATGTCGAGGATTGTTGCATGTCCAGTCACTGGCTGCCTCCTTTGCGCAACATCGCATTCAGATATTTGTTGTCATTAACAGAACCGAAACTCTTTCTTTTAAGCAATTCCTCTCTCGATGGCATTGGCTTTACGCGTTGGCGAATAATCATTTCTGCCGGAAGAATGCCGGGATTGTATGCAAGTCCTCTCATGATTTACTCTCCATGAACTGGTCAACAGCCATGCTAAGTGACACACCTAAAGTCTCGATATGTTGCTGAATATCCTGTAGCGTCTGCGCCTGAGATAACAGGATTTCACGGTTGCATAACTCTTTAACCAGATGCTCAAACTTGCTGTAATAACCGATACGACTTAGTGTTTCTTTCCCTGCATTCTCGCCTTCTTTGATAATTCCTCTTTCGCTAAGAATCAGATCGTGTTTTGTTCCGGTAATAACGTATTTTCCGAGGTCGATGTTTAGCTTCATTGTTTTCATTGTTAATTCCTCAGTCATTACTGATAGCGCCATAGCGTGAGCGGTAATTACGCAGGCGCGGGTCGATATATTCAGGGAAGTGGGTATATGTGGCTTTACGGAATGGTCGGATTGATGTCTGGTAAATTCGCTCGCGTTCTTCTTTCTCTGCAAGCCATATACAGTGGCGAAATTCCTTTTCCTCTTTCGCTTCCTGCGGTAGCGACATTATCCGATCGTAGTTTTTTCTGAATTTATCCAGCACCTCCAATACGGAATTGCCGGAACAGCGGCGCGGGTCATCCGCACCATACAGAGGCGCTGGCATAATGGAATCCTTATTTTTCTAAATCAGAATGGGATGGAATCGTCGTATACAGGAGTGTTCTGCTGGTTACTACTTTGCTGCTGCGGGCCATTTCCTGAAGCTGCAAATCCAATCTTTGCATTCAGTAATTCAAGAGTGATTGATTGACCATTTTGCCCCTGATAAACATCAACCATGATGTTTTCTCCGGTAATTTCCACAATGCCACCTTCAACAAGAACACTACGGTAGTAATCCGCTTGCGCTCCCGGCTTGGCAAATACAACGGCGCTGTAGTTTGTCCATTCTTTCTTTTTTGTCTGGCGATCGTAATACTGAACGCCAGCACGGATGTTGAATCCGATATTTTCCCCGGCCTGAAACTCTCTTGCGGGCTTGTTTAGTCTTACAGTAATCGAATGTGCCATTAAGCAGCCGCTCCTTCTAATTCGTCTCGTCTGATGTTGTAAACGTCCTGCGCTTTGTGCTGCTCCGGTGTGCCTTCGAGCATCTTCCACGCTTTGGCGAACG